TAAATTGATGCGTCATTATCTTGCAACGGATGAAACAATGCATAAAACCACGGGCTGTAGTGTCATAGTTTACTTACAACCACGTGATAATGTGCAAGAAGCTACAGAGAATTTTGTTGATATCTACAGCGAAAAAGGAAGAATTTTGGTGTAGATTATCTTCATTGGATAAAGCACATGTCTGTTCTTAGCGACAAAGAGATCCGTAAATTAGCTGAGGAAGGGATGATAACTCCTTTCCAGGATTATCTTGTCAATAAAGAAAACGATGTCCCAGTCTTAAGTTATGGGCTTAGCTCGTATGGATATGACATTCGTTTATCTCCTAACCAATGTCTTTTATTTGGCGGTGTGCAGCATGGCATGTGCGATGCCAAAAACTTTGATCCTGAAATTTTAAAAGAAACTGAATTGCATAAGGATGAAAGGGGTCAATATTTTATTATTCCGCCTTATGGTTACTGTTTAGGCGTTGCTATTGAACATATTAAGCTCCCACGAGATGTCACTGTAGTTGCTGTGGGCAAGTCTACATATGCCCGTGCTGGCATTATGGCAAATATTACACCAGCTGAAGCTGGCTGGGAAGGCCATTTGACTTTAGAAATTAGTAACTGCACTCCATTGTTTAATAAAATTTACGCTAACGAAGGTATCTGTCAGCTCTTGTTTTATCAAGGAGAGCCTTGTGAAGTTAGTTACTTTGAACGTAAAGGCAAATATAACAAACAACCTTATGAAGTAGTCCTTTCTAAAGTCTAAAATTTTAGTATGGCTAGACTAAGGGTATAGCTTTAGTAATAAAGCCTACTGGTTGACGGTTGTGGCTTATCTGCATAATTTGTTGAACCGGCCCTGCCAAATCGATCTCCTTCGATAAAAGCAGGGGTTTGTCCTTCTCTGGTTGTATATGGCTGATCGTAGTTTCTTTTCTGGCGAAACTTTCCAGCTGAACGAGCTGATTTCAAGAACTTTTCAACACGACGCTGCTGTCCTACGTTGCGAGTATCCGCAGCACGGGCAATTTCTTTTTCATCATCATCTAACCGGCGAATATCTACGTCGTAAGAACGCTCAGGATTTAAATCGGTAATGGAAGAACCCGAGCTACTTCTTCCTTCACCAATATCTGGAATTAGCATCGAATTGTATCACTTATAATGTAGTTTAAATCAGGAAAATATTCATGGATGCTTTTTTAAATGCTTTCATTGAAGGCAATTATAAATTAAAGCAGCGTTTAACAAATCTAGATACTTTTGGTCAGCCTCTAGATAACGATGCTAATGATGTACCACTTTACGATCAATACAACACTGGCTTAGCTGTTACCCAACAAGACATGCCACGTGATAACTTAAGTATAGATCCTAGAGCGCAACCACGATGCGGATTAACAGGAATGATTCCCAGCGCAGAGATGGGAATTATGCACGGGGCACAGCCTCAACCAAGGCAACTACTGGTGGATATGGGGCAACTGTCGCCGGAGGAACAGGAAGTGTCAATGGCGATGCAAAGGAAACTAAAGCAAGGCGTGAATCGTTGAAGGATTTGTTTGAACCAATTGATACAAATGAGTTGACTGAGATCAGCGATTGTCCAGGAGGTGTCTGTCCTGTCCCCTGGGCAACAGATACTAGTGGTAATGATGAGCCAAAAGAAACATCAATGCGTCCTGTATTAATTAATAACATTAATCATCCTTCACACTACACAGAAGAAGGTGGTATTGAATGTATTGAAGCAATTGAAGCACAACTTACTTTTGAGGAATACGAAGGGTTTCTTCGTGGCAATTGCGTTAAATATTTATGGCGTTGGAAAAATAAAGGCGGTGTGGAAGATTTAAAAAAATGTCGTTGGTATCTTGATCGTCTTATTGAAGTAGCAGACGCAGAGAAAAATTAATCTCTTTGGCGCCAGTCGTCTGTTTTTTCCTGGCTAAACCATTCCACAATGTCATCCGCACTGTCAAAACCGGTGCGGTAATTTTGTGGGTCTGGATCACCAAGATCCATTGCATTCATAAAACCATCAAGACTGTTTTGTTTCATTTCTGGGTTATGAGCAATGCGTCGTGCGCGCCTTAAAAGCTCACCTGCTGATCGATTAGCTTTAGCTAACTTCTCAGCCCAAATCATATCTTTTAATTGAACTGGTTCTTTACAAGAAATTTTGTTACAGATAAATTCAAGACGTAATCTATATTCTGTTGACAACATGCACTACTGTTTATTCTGTTTTGATTATAAGTGATTCGCAACAAAAAACTTAAAAAGGAGCAAAATCATCTCCTTCTTCGTCTTCATAATTTTCCTCGTTCATCATTGATAAAGCAAGTTGCGCTAACTCAATATCAGAAGGAAGGTCAAATTCTAGCTCGATGTCTTCTGCTTGCAACATATCTTTAACTGCTTGAATCTGTAGCAAATGCTGGTGATAAAGATTCAAAATGGCATCTTGAAGTTCATCCCATGTCATCTCTTTGACGGCAATCTCTGCCTTACGCATTGCCAATTGAAGATGCAGTGGCATATCAAATTCCTTAGTGGTAGATTCACCCATACCGTTTGCCATTACTTTATTTATTTTAGTCCAAACATTTAAAGATTGAATCTAACTCATCTTGGGAAAAATCCGTATAAGGATCGGATTCAAGATCAAAATCATTGGCGAACTCAGACAATGTGTAGGGACTTACTGATTCTTGCAGTGTACGTATAGCACGTACCTGATGTGGAGCAGCAACATAATTCCTGAAAGCCTTTAAAAGTATGTCATCTGATGTCCAGGAATTTGTATTGTATTCCTGAAGAAATAATTTAACTTCTTGCCTACGTCTGTCAATTAATCCACCAATGGCTTGATGCGTGGCATCAAAAATCCATTTAGTGATTTCTCGGGATGCCTGGATATAATCTTCCTGTTCGCACCAGTCAATAATACTGCTATAAAGAAAAGGTTCCCAGCCTACTGAATGGACAAAAGAAATTAACGCGTTAAGCATAGAGGCATCAAGACCTAAGTTTAATTTGTTTAGTTCATTAGCAATAACGTTTACTTCTTGCAGTAAATACTCCATTGCTTTTTGCTTGGTGCAGAGATGTCCTTGCTTGACCGGAGATCCATCTGGGTAATAAGTAGTACCATAGCCAATAAGATAGGCTTCCTGGCCTGTCGTAGGGTCACAGAAAGCCTTCTCATGGAACCCCTCAAATTTTTTAATCAGCTGAACAGCTTCTTTGTAGGGGTACATATTGGTACATTAATTACCAATATATTATCTTATTTTCCTTGACCGCGTAACTTTTTGCGTCCATGGTTAGGCTTGGAATGTTTACCATTTCCTTGACGCGTTTTCTTAGGCTTGGCTTGGATATAGCTGCCTGTTTTGTTCATTGCTTGTAAGTAGCTTCACAAATTATACTAAACAACGTTACCTATATGTCACCATTTTACTTTTTGACTGATTTTCTTTTTCTCCTATTGTTACATTGTTCTTGGTGCGTGGCCCAGCGTACGTTTCCTGGTTCGTAATGGCCTAGGTTGTCTATACGGTCTAAAGTTTTGCCTTCTGGACGTGGTCCTATTTCATCAAAGAACTGATTAAAGGAAGTGTATTTGAATTCTACATTGGTGTAATAACCACCATGGCCTGTACGGCATCGCTGCATAGCTCTGTAATAGCTTTTCCAGGCTCCTGCTTTAACTGGATCGTGTCTGGCAGAAGGGTTTTTTATTTTTAATTTTCTACCTTGAAAAGCGCAAGAACGACATTCCCATTCTTTTCCTTTCCTGTTATATTGATCAATTCGTATCTTGCTTTCTAGGCCACAGGAAACACAGTTTACGTCAACATAGTTCCAGCGTTCGGAAGACATTGGAGAATAGCATCTCCAATTATTGTACCACTTAAGATCATCCACTTCACACGGTGCGACCAGTAACGGGCACTCATTTTACTTGGATTTGAATCTTGTGCATTATGTCTTGCATAATATGATTTCTTTCTTGCTTTATCCTTGGCTGTTTTGGGATTTTTGCCTGCACCCTTTACACCTTGTTGACCAAAACGAACAATTTTTTCTTCTCCATTCTGACACGCTTTTACAACATGTGATTTAGTTTTGTGCCCAGGGGT